GGAAAGATGACTGTGAACGAATCCACCAACCAGTCAGTGACTGTTCTCCTGGCTCAGTACCATTATCAAACTGGTCTTTGCGATATGGAGCAGTCTCACGCTGGTAAGGCTGTTGATCTGTAGGTGCTAGGAAGAATGGCAAGCCACCCACGGCAACATCATAGTCCTCAGCATTGTTGGTCCAGAAACCAGAGGTTCCAGGGTTACCAACGTTTAACGGGATACTTTCCGTAATATCTGGTGTTGCCACGTTGCTCCTTAAATAGAAAAATTAGTGGACAGTTTGAATCCTTGTCCAGGGATAATCTATTTACTTACACACTCGGTGTGGATTGTTCCGCTTGTCGGCGGTCGTATTCTGCTTGTGTCATCCAAACCGCTTCATCGTTGCCTTTTTCAATTTTGACCCAATCGACTAAAAATCCATTTTTTTCTTCTGCTTGAAATTTTATAATGTTTTCCATTTTACAACTCCGCACTTAGTCCGAGATATGCCGATGAATTATTTGCCGCTAAAATATGATAGGAGCGGTAAGTCGTTAAAGATGCTGAACCGTGTGTATAACGAACAATTGGAACTTGTGTCGAATATTCTTGAGTTGAAATTGTGAAAGTACCACCAGTAAAAGTAGTCACTCCGTCATCTATTGCAATATTTGACGTTTCTACGCTTGTAGGACTTGTTCTAAGTTGAGTAAGAATTGGTATAGGCATATCAACTATTGTCGTACTCCAAGCGTTACCCCAATTACTTACGCCAGAATATGCGGCAACGGCGTTTATTCTTTGATAATACCTTTGGCAAGCGGCTAATTCTCCTTGGATAGTTGCCCCAGCCCTTGAGAATTGTGTGGCTACTGAACCGACCTCTAGTTGAATACCTGTAATTTCATAGTAATCGTTTGTGCTTGCCGTACCAGTATAAGCACCAATAAAATTGATGCCAATTTCTGTTGCACTACCAGCAAGAGTTGCTGTGTAACTAAAACGCTGCCAAGTTGCTGTAAGTGTTGCATTTTGGTTAATAGCGGTTACTGAACCTGTGTAACCTGCGGTGTAAACATTTTGGTCTGTGCCTGTCCCTGTGTACAAGTATGCTGTTAAAATTGATGAGGTAGCAGAATAGTCTGCACCTTTGCGAGCATAAAAAGAAAGTGTCACAGTTTTACCAGCCAAAGGAATTGAATTGACTGTCTCAAAACTTTGACTAATGTTTCCAGCGCTTGTACTTGTTGAGGCTGATGTGCGTTGAACACGCATACAGTATTGAACAAAAGGTAAGTTTGTTGTGTCACCTGTTGCTTGACGGCTAAAAGTTACTGCCGTTGCGGATGACAATACCCAGCGGTCTGCAGTGCCGTAAGTGTTTGCACCATCTAGTTTTGATGTACCGCGCTGCCAGATATCCATACCGCCATTGATTACAAAGTTACGACCAGCAGCCATTGTGCCTTGATAGCGCAAGCCTGTTGAAGTGGAACTATCTGCTACGAGTGTTTCGCCATTGTTACCAACTGCTAAACGAGCAGGGGTATTGTCTGCAGTAGCGGTGAGTAAATCTCCTTTGGCATCAGCCAAGGAGTTGGCTACATAGGTAGTTGCTGCCGTAGCAGTTGCTAATTTAGTATCAATCTGAGTCTGGATAGCAGAGGTAACACCATCTACATATCCAAGTTCAGTTGCTGATACAGCCGATAATGCTGTTGAAGCATTGGCTAGGTCACGGGCTTTAGTCATTAGTTGACTCCTCTACTGGTGAGTTCATAATTCCAATTGAGATTAAATACTCATCAGTTGGTGCAGTAAATGTTGTGCCGTCGTAGGTTGACCACATAGCAGGAGTATCTGTTCCAACCCATACAGCATCATCAAATCCGTGTTCGTGTGCTACGAGGTCAGCAAGTTCTTCATCTTGTAAAGCAAATACTGCTACTTGTTCTACTCGATTGTTTTTTAGAAATACGTAATGTTGTTCCATTTTTAACTCCAATAAATAACTCGTGCGTAACCTGAACCACCTGCACCACCAGAACGGTTAGTTGCAGAAGTTCTATCACAACCACCGCTGCCTCCGCCACCAGTATTAGCGGATGCTGAATTCGAACCATTTTCAATACCATCAGCACCGCCACTAGAGCCTTTTATAATTTTTCCAGTGTTACAAACAACTGAACCACCACCGCCACCATAACCATTAATTCCTATGCCACCAGAAGATGTTGTTTGTGACACTGTTGCAGCACCGCTACCTGCTGCACCTTGAGAACCATTACCACCATTACTTGTAATTGAACCAGCAGTCATTGAAATAATTCCAATAGTTCCACCAGCGCCGCCGCCAGCGCCACCAGCACCCTGACCGTTATCGCTACCGCCACCGCCACCACAGCCACCGTTGTTACCATTTCCTTGGTTTCCTACGCCGCCACCGCCACCGCCAGTTGCGGTTGCCAATGAACCAAATGTTGTATTTCCGCCATTAGAACCATTGCTAGAACCAGTGCCACCAGCACCTCCAGCGCCAATAGTTACAGTATATGAACTTCCCGCTGTTACAGTTAAGGTGCGTTGAATAACACCACCACCTCCACCGCCTCCACCTGAGTTGTTATTGCCAAGTGTTGCACCAGGAGCAGCACCACCACCGCCACCGCCTGCAACAAGGAATACATCAACAGTAGTGCAGTTAGATGGAACAGTAAATGTTCCTGTGCTTGTAAATTCTTGAACTTTTTGAGTTACGCCGCCACCAGCGGCAGGAAAAATAGATGAACCCATTACGCTATCTCCACTCCACTGATGTGAAACTTGACTGTAGTTGCTGATGCAAGACCAGCAATAATCTTTGTAGTTGCAAGTACCTGCTTGAGGTCAAACATTGCTGTTGAGTTTGCTGCTAGTGCTACATCCTTAAATACTTCAATGCCATCAAAGGTCATTGTGAATGTAGCAGCAGTTGCTGCAGCATTTGATACTACGATATTAGTTACTACAGCAGTAGTTGATGAAGGTACTGTGTATAGGGTTGTGCTTGATGTTGCTGCTGCTGTTCTAGCCAGCGCCTTAGTTGTTGTAGCCATTAGTTACTACCTCTCGTATTAGTAAGCGCCCATAATTTGCATTAGGGCGATGTCGACTTCGTACCCACTAGCATCAAGTGATGTGTACTGGGTTGAAGCAAGTTTAGTTAAACCATTGATTGTTGTTACTGTCGCACCTGATGCAATAGATGTTGAACCTAGGGTTGGTGCTGAGTAGCCAGATACTGTTGCCCACTTAAGACCAGTGGCAGTAGTTGAATCAGCCTGTAGGTATTGTCCATTAGTTCCAACTGTCAACTTGCCTACTGTGTCTGCTGCAGTACCAGCAATAAGGTCACCCTTAGCATCTACTACAGTATTAGGAATTGCTGTTGCTACATCAAATGCAGTGAATGTAATAATCTCTACAATGTCAGATGCTGCAAGTGCTGCAAGAGAAGTAATGCTTGTTCCGTTAGTTGCTGTGTAATCTGATGTACGAGCAAGAAGAACACCATTAAGATATACTTGTTCTTTGCCAGCCATATAGGTCAGAGTTAAACCATTATCATCTGTTCCAGATACTGATGTCTGACCAGCAGTTGCTGTATAACGATAACGGTAGATTGCTGCAGTTGATGAGATTGATGTCCAAGCAGAACCTGACCAAGCAAGCATTGCGTTGGCAACCGTATCCCAATAGATGGCACCAGTAAGAAGTGCATTACCATCATTGTCTACAGTTGGGGCAGATGATTTAGCACCTAGGTAACGGTCATCAAAGTTATCGTAAGTTGTAGCAGCAGCAGCAGCAGAGGCTGCAGCAGCGGTTGCAGAACCTGCAACTGTATCTACATATTGCTTAGTAGCAGCACCAAGGTTAACTGATGGGTCAGCATTAAGGATAAGGGAACCTGTCATAGTTCCGCCAGCCTTGAGAACGATTGAATCGTAGAATGTACCACCAGCAGAAATTGCTGTTGCAATCTCACCGAGTGTATCTAGTGTTCCTGGTGCTGAGTTAATCAGAGCATTAATCTGTGTATCTACGTAGCCCTTTGTTGAGGCATCTGTTGAAACGGTAGGAGTTGCAAGAGATGTAATCTTCTGGCTGTTCATTGAGAATGAACCAGTAGGTGCTGTTAGGTCAGTGACTTTAGAGGTGCGAACCTGTGTGTCAAAGTCTGAGATAGTGGATGCTGTCTGAGTACCTGTGTGGTTAGCACGGGCCAGCGGGTCAGTTGCCAACTTACTTAGTGCGATAGCAGCAGAAGCATTGATATCTGAGTTGACAATAGTTCCATCTACCAAGTCAGCAGATGTGATTGCACCACCAAGTGATAACTTGCTGTAAGCAATACCAGCAGTTGAGTTGATGTCTGCGTTAACAATCGTGTCACTGGCAATCATTGTTCCTGTGACAGTTCCAACATCAGCAAGTGTTACTGCTGTGCCTGAAATCTTAGTCTTGTCAATGGCTGCGCTTGCGTTAATATCAGCATTAAGGATTGTGCCGTCAAGAATCATTGTGCTTGTGACTGTGCCAGTATCGCTAGTCTTTACTAGAGTTGCACTTGACGGAATTGTTGTGCCGTTGATGCTAGTTGCTGTAGCCACACCAAGTGTTGGTGTTACAAGAGTTGGGCTATTAGCAAATACATTTGCTCCAGTGCCAGTCTCATCTGTTAGTGCAGCAGCAAGGTTTGCGCTAGATGGAGTTCCAAGAAATGTAGCAATACCAGTTCCTAGTGCAGTAATACCTGTACCACCATTGGCTACTGGAAGAGTTCCAGTTACACCTGTTGTTAAAGGTAGTCCAGTTGTATTGGTAAGAACACCAGATGCTGGAGTTCCTAATGCTGGAGTAGTCAATACTGGGCTAGTCAAAGTCTTGTTAGTAAGGGTCTGTGTATTAGTTGTACCAACTACTGCACCAGTTGCCCCGTGTGCTGCTGTTGCTTCAACGTGTGTATTAGCATCACGGAAGTCACGACCAATAGCCATGTGACGTACTTTTGCACCAGCAGAGTGAGAGATTGCAGTGCTACTATCAATACCACGAACAATAGTAAGTGTATTGCTTGATGATGAGGAAGGGTAGGTAACTTCTACAATTTCTTCAAGTGCTGTATCTGGGTCAATAACAAGAACAAATGTCTCTAGCGGACTTGTATTAGATAGAGTAATACCGCCAAGAACTGCCGTAGATGATGCAACCACCATAGTAGTAGCACTAGAGTTTAGTGCTGAGGTAAGCGTTGTTTCTTGGGAAACGGAGGAATATTTGCGAGTTGTCATATTTTAGTACCTCGTGTAGTGGATGCGGGTTGGATAAACGTCACGGAGTTTCTTAGTCTCTTCGTTAAGGCGTTGCTGGTAGAGAGCAAGAAGGAATCGAGCAGTAGATGCACCAGAGCCATATTGAATCTTGGTGTCTGCGTTGTCTGCTTCTGCAGATGAATAGTTGAGTCGACCTGGGTCAAGGAATGATGCTAAGCGATATGCTGCACCGTAAATAATGACATCTTTGCAAGATGAAGGTAATCCTGTTACAGTTTCAAATACTGCGCTAGATGCAGCGTCTGTAAGTGTAGATGGCTTCTTTGAATAATAAACTTGAACTGTACGACCTGCTTCAATGCGGTCATAGATTGAAATACTCTGCGCTGTTGCAAATGCTGATGTATTAGCAAATACGTCTGCACGGTAGTTTCTTACAGGCATCCACTCTTCTGTTGGTCCTGTTGGCTTGTATGAGACATACAGCACTGTCTGTGTATCGGCAGGAAGCGAGTATGTTGTCTTAACTGTGTTATAGGTAAATGTATGTACTCCGACAGCAAATAGATTAGGAAATACTGCATCAATTGTATCATTGATAGCCTTTTTAATAGTTGCTCGTGGGAAGGTAGGAGCAATAGTTACCTTGGTGTTTGCTGTGTGTGCTGCAGCAGTTGTGCCATGATAACCGCGACCATAAGGTGCTGCTGTTCCTGATGATGAAATTCTGTCATAAGTATCTAACCAGATTAGTTCGTCATCAATCTCAACAACACCTTTACCAATATTGGTCACACTGCCCAGACTTAGTGATAGACCAGAAGAGGTCACGTCAGCAGTCAAATGAGTAGTACGGTCTTGCCTTAATGTGTAGCCTGACAGATTGAGAGTAATCTCATCTACCAAATTGGCATAGGTCGTTGTCATTGGATTCCTTTAGTTTGAATTATTTATTCTTTGCCATGCGCTTGTTGTACTCAGCAACTGAAATACCCATACGCTTTGCGTTAGTTGCTGCAACTGATGAAGTAGTTGAAGGCTTAGAGTTTCTGCCTGTAACTGCATCTGCTAGACGACTTCCAACATTCTTCTTTGTTGTAGATGTAGAAGACTTGTAAGGCATGTTCATTCCGCCAGACTTCTGTAGTGCTGCCATACGTGCTGCATCTGCACTCTTTGCTGCTGGCTTAGATGGCTTCATTGCGCTAGCACGAGCAGCATCTGCTGATCTTGCTACAGGCTTAGTGGCTGCAGCGCGTGCAGCGTCTGCAGAACGTGCTGCTGGCTTGCTAGATGCTGATGGCACACGGTTAGCACCATACATGCGCTTCAAACCTTCACGCATTTCAGGAGAAGCATTTGCTGCGCCAGCCAAAGCCTTCTTCATTCCCATTGCTTTAATCTTGTCAATAGTAGATTGTGAAACCTTAGTTCCAGAAGTTGTTACTGTTTTCTTTGCTGCAGCCTTCTTTTTTGCTGCTGCCATTCCTGATGCGCTTCCACGGTACTCTGATGATTTTTTTGAACCATAGTTACCAGGTGCGCCTGAGTTATCAATTGCCATTACCATTTCACCTTATCTGCCCAATATGCGGCACTCATTTTTCCTTTTTGGATATTGCTTGCATGTCTTGCTTTGAAAGACCTACGTCGTGCTGCATAGGCAGCAGATTCTCCTGCTTTTTTAGGTGAGCCAGAAACGCCTTGTTGTCCAAAGCGGATGGTTTTAACCTGGCTACCTACCTTAGCCACAACTACGTGTGACTTAGTAGGGTGGCTAGGAGTACGCTTAGGCTTGTTATAGCCTGACACTCCAGCCCGTGTTAAACGTGAGTCTTTCATTTCTTTTTCCTTACTGCTGCATTATCAACTAGATTTGGATAAGGACGACCTGCTGCTTTAGCACGTGCCTTAGCCCTAGCCTTCTGTGCTGGCGTTAAGGGTGTTGACTTCTTCTTAGGATTTGGTGTATCCCAAAACGCTTTCTTTTTCATTTCTTCTTCTTTACCATCTTCTTAGGCTTAGACTTACCAGCCTCTGATAGCGCGATAGCAATTGCTTGCTTACGAGACTTGACTACAGGACCACCCTTACCAGAGTGAAGTGTCCCAGTCTTAAACTCGTGCATAACTTTCTGAGTCTTAGTCTTTTTCATGGTACTTGACGTCCACCTTTACCATAACGACGACCTTGCACTAGAGCACCAAATAGTTGTCCCTTTTGGTTATCAAGTGTCTTGTTAGCAGCACGAGCACGACGATTAGCACCAGGAGTAATATCTCCACTAGCGTCTGATGCACGCTTCCATGCACTTGCTGTCTGCCCAAGTTCTTTCTTAAGATTGTCTAAATATGAAACTTTCTTAGCCATGATTACTTACTTCCAAACATTCCACGGCGTGCAGACTTCTTAGCAACCTTCTTAGCAGTCTTCTTCATAGCCTTCTTAGGGCCATATTCCTTCATACGAGCAGACATTGGTTCTGTCTTCTCATGCTTCTTCATCGCTGCCATTGACTTGTACTTCTCGCCTTTAACTGACATTAGACTAGCCCTACTTCCTTGAGTTTAGATACTGTGTTGTTTTGAATTAAGTTACTGCTAGGCATAACGTTTGAGTCATAAGGCTTACCCAAAGCATCAGATGCTCTGCGTGCTTCCTGAATCTTTGCCATGCTTGTTCCTGCTGGTTGGATACCATCTGCTCTTGCTTGCTTGTAGGCATCCATTTCTCTATCCCATGCTTTGTTGGTCATTGCCTTCTGTGATGAAGCATCCCCTGGACTCATCTGGAGTCCTAGGACCTTGCACCCAAAGCAACCATCAACATCTTCTGGATGAGTTTCTCTGTGTTTCATACCGTCTCCACTGTGTAGCCTGCAGCCTCAAGGCTGGCTTTTTCTCCTGCACTGACTTCATAGGAGTACCCGCCAATGTAGGCTTCCTGAGCAGCCTCTACCTCTTCGGCAGATGGATAGCGCATTTCGTAATACTCGCCATCTATCTTCAAGACTGTGATGCCCCTTACAAGTCTGTAACGGCCAAATAGACGGCCTTCACCTGCAGGACCTTCGCTTATTGTGGGTGTTGTGAATCTATATGCCATTTAGCCTCCTAAGCCGTTTTATGGATAGAGCAGGAGTTGCCCCCTGCCCCACCCATCTAATTACTTAGATTACTTCTTAGTTGCGAACAGAAGAAGAAGTCTCAATACGGTACAATGCAGCCTGACGGTACACTGCCCAGTTGATGATACCGTGCCAGCCGACTGGACGGAAACGGTTCAACTTGTCAACAACGTTACCAAACTCAATGCCTGGTTCCTTCCATACTGCTTCAGCAAGTGCTTGCTGTCCTAGTACGTAAGTGTTGTAAACGCGTGTTCCTGGTGTAACTGTAAGTGTGTTTGTACCAACAGTACCTGAGTTAGCGACAGACACAGTGAATGTTGTGTTTGTTGCACCAACTGAGATAGCAGTGATCTTTGCACCTGTACCTACGTTAGTTCCAGAAATCTTATCGCCAACCTCAGCAAGACCACCGAAAGCAGCGTTCGCTGCCACGATTGTGTACTCACCTGAAACACCGCTTACTGCAGGAGCAGTAGCGAGTGCTGTCTGGTCAGCACCAGAGATTGAATTAGTCATTGTTGGTGTCTCGATGAAACGAACACCTTCCCATGCGCCGATTTCACCAGCGTATAGTGCACCGATGTTCTGGTACTCGTTTGGTGTACGCCAGATGTTGTTACCTGTCTCTGTGCGTAGATCGTGTGAAACTTCTGGGTGAACATACGCTGTGTACATTCCTCCACGAGTTGCAACGTTGCTAGCGCGTAATTTTGTTACTGCGTAACGGATGTCGCGACCCTTAAGTACGTCTGTTGCTGTGATTGTTGTCTTAGCAGCAGTTGTTGAAAGTGAGCCAGCAGACTCACGGATTACGTTTGTTCCTGCATCAAGTACAGAAGCAACACCAGCGTCAAGTGTCATAGCCATGTTGAATGAGACTGCGTTAGCAATCCATGGGTCAACATCAGCAAGTGACATTAGTGACAACTTACGTGTTGGAAGTACTACGCGACCTAGTTCTTGCTGTGAAACATCAAGAGTTGTAGTTGCTGGTAGTGATACTGCATCTGGATCAGTTGTTTCAGCGAGTGTTGCACCAGCAATTGTGGTGTCAGCAATATCGTTGTGGAACTGGAAACGGATTGAAGAACCGTCGTGAGTTGGGTTTCCGATCTTCTTGTCTGCGATTGCACGGAACTGTGGTGTGTTGCGCAAGTTGAGTTCGATCAACTTGTCGTACGCCATAGTTACAAGATTGGAACCTAACCCAGAGGTTGTAGTTGAAAAGACATCAGCCATTTGGCGATATCCCCTTTCTGGTTAGTGTGCGGTTTACTGACCGCTGAGAATGGATAGAATCTCTTCTTCTGTACTTGCGTTAGCAATACGATTTTGTAAATCGTTAGAAGAAGCAGGTGTCTCAGCATTAGTTAGCACAGAATCCATTTTCTGCATAGCAGCGATATCATTTTGGTTAACTGCTGGCTTAGGTGCTGGTGTGTATCCAAAGACCTCACCATTTGCATCTAGCCAAGCGTTGATAGCATCTTCAGATGCCTCGATATCAGATGGAATAAACTGTGCAATCTTTTGATTGACACCTTTGGATGAAAGTACATCCTTTAGAATCCGCTCTTTTTGGGCCTTGGTGAGTTCACCATATGATGTCTCTAGTTCTTTGTTTCTGCGCTGTTCAGCCTTTAGTTGCTTACGTAGTCGCTTAACAAGGTCTGAATCTGATTCAAATGCAGGTGCACTTGTTTCTTCATCGTCTTCGTCATCTGCCCAGTAGTTGTCGCGGTTATCGCTCATGCGATTTTTCTCCCTTATTAGTAGTTGTCGCACACCTCAATTCAGACGGGGTATCTGCATTGGCTTGTACTATCGGTCTA